TTTTATTGTTAAGTTAACGATTATCTTATTTATGCAGGGGACTGTTATCCTTAGAATTAAGGGCAATCATATCATATTTAAGGTCTTGCAGCTAAAATAAAGTTTAGAATGATTCTACTCAACGCACATTAAATCCATATTTTAGGTATAGTTATGACTTCTCCAAACTCTAACTTACCTTTTTCATCATATGAATATGTACCAAATAATGTAATATATTTATCTGTTTCTTTGAATACCCACATCTGACTACATACAGCTTTAGCTGGTGCTTGGGCTTCCATATCAGACTCGGAAACCCAACCAGTTTCACTAACTGCATCTAGCCAGTGTAAATCCTTTTTAAGTTTTTTATACTTAAAAGGTTTATTGTTTTTGTTTGTCGAACGCTTTCTCATACAGGTCTGTTACACGTTTAATGTAAGCTGGATCTTTCTCTCCATCTTTCCAGTATTTAGGATCTGCCATCATAGATTTAAGATCTGTTAAATCTGGAGTTACTGAAACCTGCGTAGGTGTTGTAGGCATAGAAGTATCTTTTGTTAATCGCATAATTTCTTCTACAGCAGTTACACCTTCAGCTGTTGCTGCTAGTTTAGAAAAAGCATCATAAGATTCTGGTGAAAGATATTTCTTTGACCAAAGTTCTGCTGCTTCTAATCTTTCTTTAGCATTAGATCCTAACTTTTCCATCTCGACATTTACATCTGGTAAAGTAGCTACAGCATTTTGTACAAAAGCATTAACACCAGTATCAAATTCTTCTTGTGATAATCCTTTTTTCTTTGCTGTTTCTTTCCACCATTGTACTATTTCCATATCGTCAGAAACAGTTACATCTACATTTTCTGGAAGTTCTGGAAGATTAACTTTGTATTCTTCTGGAGTACTTCTTAATCTTTCCTGTTCTATATCAGTTCTTATCTGTTTAGATAAGTCTTCTGTTCTAGAACCTAGTTTCTTTTCAAGTGCATTGTAACTACTTGCTAGATTTTCTAGGTTAACTTCCTTTCTATCAGCGTCCCAAAATTTGTCTTGTACATATTCTGGTTTAGTTACCGCAGCATCTTTTGAGTCTGTGGTGACTGGTGCTGATTTATTTTCAACATTATCATCTGCCATCTTGCTCTCCTTTTTTTATTCTTGTTTGTATTACACCTGCAAGAAATCTCATTCCTTCTAAATGAAATAACTGATTGCTGTCAATGTTTGGACCAGCAACTGCTTCGGTGGTGATTGATCTTATGTAGTTAAGGACTAACTTACCATCAGATCCTTTAAATACACCTGCAAATGTTTTGTTTAACTGAGCTTCTTCAGCTGGAGTTCTAACATAACCATCAATCGATTTTGCAGGGATTGGTTTTTTTTCTTTGATATTATCCCAAGCCATTATGACCTTGCAGTCTTTTTAGCAGCTTTAGATAGTTCTCCAAAATGATATAAACGCTTACTTGTTTTACCATGTGTTTTTCCAGAGTGTAATTGACCATTAGGCATTTTATGTGTTCCACCTTTATGTTCTTTACCATCTCGGAAATAGTGTTTCATTCCTTTTCCCATTATTCTGGTATCTCTCCTTGTCCTGCGGATTGATTAAGTTGACTGATTTGTTGCACTATTTGTTGTTGTTCTTCTTGATCTCTAATGAGTTTTTCTGGTAAGTTCATTTTACCTGCAATATATTTTGCAACCTCATTTTGATTCATAATAATGTTTATCATTTGTGGTCCAAAAGTTCCAGCAAGTATTTCATTAAATCTATTAACATCTGCAACATCTTGTAAGTGTTGTGCTTTAGCTAATGGAGATCTTGCTGCTACTTTAACTTCTCTACCATTTACTTTAGGTAATTCTATTCTACCTTGTTGTGATAATATTCTAATTATTCTTTTTAATAATGGGTGTATAAGTTCTGCTTGTAGTCTACCAAAAGAAGATCCTATCTGTCTTGATAGATCTGCCATTCTTTCAGATACTTCTGTAGCTGTCATTGGAGTTCCTTCTGGTCTACCAAGAGTTTCCATATATAAAGCTTTCTTAATATTCTGCCTCATATCTTGTAATACTAACTGAGCTACATCAAAGTTAGATGCAGATGATATTGCATTTAATCCTCTTGATCCTGGAGCTACAGGTATTAAAGATCCAGGCACTAATGCTATGTTATCTGGATTTATAACTCCATCATCTTCATAAGTATATACTCCAGATACAGACATCTGTGCATTTTGTAATATTAATTCTACAGTTAAGTTACAAGTTTTAATAGCTCCCATTGCATTAAATATTGGTCCACGACCATAAACTTCTCCAGAAGCTTTGTTCCATCTAAATACAAGATAAGGATTAGAACCTTCACCTTTATATATTTCTTCAAAGATAACTGCTTTCATTTCTTTGAGTACAACACAATATTTATATTTTTCTACATTCTGTTCATAAATTTTATATACAGCTTCAATGATTGTACATTCTTTCTGCCTCATTAAATCAAAATTTTCTGGCATAATAGCTTTAGGATATAGAACCATTATATGTTCTGGTTTAACTTTTCTAGTTCTATAGATAGTATCTACTTTACCATCTGGTCCATTCATTAAACATACTTTAGGTAAAGGTACTGCTGTAAATTTTATAGGATTAACTGCATCACCTTCTTCTACTAACATACAACCTGTACCTACAGCTAGATCCATAAAACATTCGTGTATCTCTTGATTGAAGTTAGAGTTTTGTATTACTTCAAATACATAATCTGTTATTTGATCTAACTCTAAATTAACTTGTGGTTTTTGTTCTTCTGGTATTTCTACACCAGCTTGAAAGTCTGCCCATCTAGCAAATGTAGGAACAATACCAGCTTGTAATCTACTAGCAAATTCTTGTACTCCTACTACTGCTGTTTCATCAAATATTTTATCTGTTCTTCTTTGACCTGGAGATTCTTCATAAAATGATTCTCTATTAGGTAAACAATACTCATAAGCTTCTTCAAACTTTTCTCTCCAATGATCTTTGATAGATACTGCTTCTTCATATTGTTTTATGATTGCTGTTGCTTTATCCATTACTTTCTAAACCTTTTTGTTTTTGCTGCTATCCCTTTAGGTTGTTTAACAAATTGTTTACCTTTTTTAAAGCCTTTTGCTTTAGCTCTATTAGTTGCTGCTTTTTCTTTTGCAGATAAACTTTTCCACGCTTTATCAGGTAAATAACGTCTTTTACCTTCTGATTTTTTTCCACTGCTTGTTCTCCATTTTTGTTTAGACCATTTAGATAATTTATTCTTTGAAGATTTAGAACCTCTATAGCCTCCACCTGCTTTCTTATAAATCTTAACAGCAAGTTGCATAGCCCTTGCAGAATGTTTACCACCCATTCTAGCTTTAGCTTGTGCTTTAGCTCTAGCCCATAATGCAGGATTTGTTTTTTTCGCTGTTGCCATTTACTTTTTCTTTTTATGCCTGTTAGCAAAGTTTCTAGCTGATTCAACACTTCTAAACCCCCAAGCTCTTAATGCCAATGCCTTACGAGTAGGTCTACCCTTCTTGTCTTTCATTGGACCTTTCATACCTGCAAACCTAGCTGCGAAGCTTATCCTTCGAGGATTTACTCCACGCTTTACAGGTGGTTTTAAATTAGCACCTTCTTTACGTTTGAAGTATGCTCTACCTGCTGCTGTTAGTCCTCCTTTTGGATTCTTGTGAATTTTTCGCATTATCCAAAGAAGCCTCTACCACCAGCTCTAGCAAACAAAGATCTAGCTCCTATGATTCCTTTTGCTTTTTTAGTTGCATAAGCTTTGGACTCACGTTCCATATCTTTTTGTCTTTTTTCTTCCGCAGCTCTATCAGCAGCCATCTGTCTTTCAAGAGCATCATTTCTTGGTGGAGGAGATGGTTTTTTAAAAATGCCTCCCATTATCTGTCCTCCATATCATCATCAAAATCATCATCAATAAGATCTTCCATATCTTTAGAAGTTAAACTACCATAACCTTCTTCAAGTTCAGCTAACATATCATCTTCTTCTTGGTGAAGATCAGATATTTTATTCATAAGCTCATCTTCTTGTTCGTGAAGATCTCTCATCTTATCAACGATATCAGATATTTTTTTTGGTTTTTTTGTCATAGTTCGGATCCTTTGGTTCGTAAAATGACTTATATCCAGCTTTTA